AAAAGTTTAGCATCGAGGGGGCACAGATAACCGCCGATGGACAACTCGAAAGCGCCATCCTTGCGAATGAGGCAAGCGTCAGCATGGTTGAAACGGCGGCAGGTCGTAAACCGGCAGGAGTTAGCCTCGGCAGTTCATGGACAGCACTGCCAGACGAATCCTTGCAAGCCTTTGTCGGTTTTTCGGGTGATGGAAGCCCTCTGGGTGTCCTATTTGAAACAATCCCGCAGGTAACAACCGACGCTATGCAGATGGCGCTTGTGCAGGGAATCAGCCTTGGTGAAGGTCCACGAACGGTAGCACGGCGGGTACGCAAAGCAGCTGACATCGGCAGAAGCCGTGCAGAGACTATTGCACGAACCGAGATGATACGTTCTGCCCGTGAAGCACAACGGCAACTCTATACCGAGAACATTGCAGTACAGGGATACAGACGGCAAGCCACCCAAGATAGCCGGGTCTGTCTTGCATGTCTGGCTTTGTCTGGCACACTGCATAAGACAGATGAAATCATGCCAAGCCATCCGAACTGCCGGTGCGTGATGATTCCGGTTACCTTGTCATGGGCTGAGATTACCGGTGATTCTTCCATACCTGACACGCGCCCAGCGGTAGCCACGCCTGATCGTATCCTTGCTGGTTTGTCTGAATCTGACAAGATAGCCATCATGGGGCCTGCTAGATATCAGATGTATCTAGATGGCAAACCACTTGCTGATTTCGTGCAGGTGGAACCCAATATGGACTGGGGTCCTACAACCCGTGTACTGCCCTTACGTAGCCTTGTATAAGGACTGTGGGATACTGAAGCCATGGACGTGTTGACATCTACTGTAGACGGTATCAAGAGTGACAGGCTTGGCTATGTCAAAGGTTACCTTGTGCGCTTTGGCGATACCCAAAGTGCTGACCTCGAAGGTGACTATTTCACCAAGTCAACCGACTACGGTTTCCCGATTTCCGAAGGCAAGCGTGTCCCGTTGAATGTGTATTATCACCACGGCATGGATAAATTTATAGGCAAGAAGTCTATCGGTACTGGTTACATCAAGATGGACGATACAGAGCTTTGGTATGAGGCTCAGTTAGACATGGCTGATGAATACGGAAGCATGATCGCGAAACTCTGCAAACAAGGCAAGATGGGCTTTTCCTCTGGTGCAGCCGGTCATCTGGTAGAGCGCAAGAGCATGGGTGGTGCTTCTGAGATTACACGCTGGCCAATCGCTGAAGCATCGATTACCCCGACACCAGCCGAGTATCGCAACAGCGTTAAAAGCCTAAAGGAGTATTACGGCATGGAGCCTATGGAAGAAGAAGAAATGGTAATGGCTCCAATGCCTGAGCAATCCCCGGAAGAATACGCAATCTCCGTGTTTGATGAGTCCGAAGGTGACCTTATCCACGAAGGGCTGGAAGCCTACTACGATGCGCTTTGTGGAGCCATTGAAGCGGTATCAGATCAAAGCATGGCAGATGCCATCATTGATGAGTTTGCAAGACGTGCAAAGGGCTTGTATGCCATGCACGGAACTAAAAGCGTACAGCCTGCATCTTTGCGGTCTGTCGAGCGTCGGCTGCGGGATGCAGTCGGTCTATCACGGTCAAGCGCCAAGCGTTTGGCTCCCGTTGTCTGGGATTCTCTGCGGGATGCAGACCAGCCGGAAGAGCAGCCGTCCATCGTAGTAGAGGCGAAAGCCACTGACATAGACGAACGCCAAGAACTGCTGGCACGTCTGGAGTTGCTAACACAACTATGAATATCGAACAACTGAACGCCAAGCGTGAATCGCTTTTGGCTACAGCCCGTGAGCTGGCTTCCGGTGAGGGTGACCTCGCGCAAGTTAAGTCCATCATGGCTGAAGCAAAGAACATCGACGAGCGCATCGAGACCATCAAGAGCCTTGGTGCTTCCGCTCCTGTGGTTGCACCTGCTGACAACCCACAGCCTTGGAAGGGTGGCATCAACGTACAGCGCAACCCGTTCAACGGATCCGCTGACGAGAAGAACCTGAAGGCTTACACCTTTGGCCAGTTCGCCCGCCACTTGGCTGGTGTCAAGTCTGCTACCAAGTGGTTGTCTGACAACGGACATTTGAAGGCACAGACCGAAGGCACAGACAGTGCTGGTGGTTACACGGTTCCTAACATCGTTTCCTCGGATCTCATCTGGCTCCGTGAAATGTACGGCGTTGCTCGTCGCAACTCCCGTATCTACCCGATGTCCTCGGATACCTTGCTTGTTCCTTCCGCAACTGCGTCCACCACGGTCTACTATGCATCTGAAGCAACAGCAATCACGGCTTCTGACATCACCTTTGGTCAGGTCAGCCTTGCAGCCAAGAAGCTCGCAGTTCTCACGATTGCATCCAAGGAACTCGGCGAAGATACGGTAATCGACCTCGGTGCTGCTCTTGCCCGTGACATGGCATACGCCATCGCTAAGGAAGAGGACAACGCTTGTTTCAACGGTGACGGAACCAGCACCTATGGAAGCATCACTGGTATCTTGCAGGCTGTTTACGGCCTCAACGCTACCAAGGCTAACATCGCTGGTGTCGTAGTTGGAGCCGCTTTGTCTGGTGCATCGTTTGCTAACTTCACGCTTGCTAACTTCCAAGCGATGGTTGCAAAGCTCCCGACATACGCAGATCAGGCCAAGTGGTATATGCACAAGGACCTTTTCTTCAATGGTGTTGCTGATAAGCTCATCGCCCTTGGTGGAAACGCAATCCTCGACATCCAGAACGCATACACCACTGCACCTACCCTGTTCGGTTACCCGATCGAGTGGGTTCAGAATATGCCTAAGACACCAGCTGCAACAACCCCGGTTGCAATCCTTGGCGACCTGACAAAGGGTGTTGCTTTTGGTGACCGCCGTGCAATGACCGTTGAGGTTTCCGATCAGGTGAAGTTCGTCGAAGACGCACTTACCTACAAGGCAACCGAGCGCTTTGCATTCAGCGCGCATGATGTCGGAAACGTGAACGCGACTGCTTCCAGCCGTGTACCGGGTTCGCTCATCGTTCTCGCAACAAGCACCGCTTCCTAACCCGAAGCGTAGCCACGCAGTCAAGACCCTCGGCAGACGTGCCGGGGGTCTTTTGCCATGTGGGATACTGAGAGCATGATGACACGAGCCGAAGCGATAGCACAGGTATCCTTGTTTTTGGATGCCCAGTCCTACCCGCAGATGTCCACAACCGAGATAGGGAGCATCCTTGATTCCTTCTCACGGTTCACTACTTGGACGGCATCCACAGCCTATTCTGTTGGCGATCGTGTTGTACCTGTTGTCCCGAATGGCAGAGTGTACGAATGCAGGGTTGCAGGCACAAGCGCAACCACTGAGCCTGATTACCCTGCCTATCCCGATTACCAGTTCAAAGGTTTTAGTATTGAGGATGGCGCATCGGATCCGCGGTTAACTTGGGTTGACCAAGGCCCCATCAACGTAGAGCGTTACGATGTCAGGACAGCCACCCGACAAGGTTGGCTTATCAAAGCCAGCCGATGTGCTTCTGAAATCGATGCCAAAGAAGGCACAAGCGATGTCAAGCTAAGCCAACTCAAAGCCCACTGCCTATCGATGGCAGAGCGATACAGACCGGTGGTGTTCGCATGAGCCCTTTACTACGCGCAACCCTGAGTGCTGGCATGGTACGTAACATCTGCCATACGCCTGTAGAGGTTCACCGCTTCACGTTGACCGAAGATGGGCGCGGTGGTGTTACTGAGACATGGCGCAAGGTTGCCGAGTACAAGGGCAGACTGTCCAATCAATCAGACACAGAATCCATTGTAGGCGGTGGCATCCAGCCATCAGCCACATGGAGCATTACCCTCGCGGTTAGTGCTGATGTTATGCCGAACGACCGCATCTATGTGGTTGGAGATGAATCAAAATACTACGACGTTGTTGGTACAGACTTCGGGCAGACGGACCTGATTGTGCAACATGTCGGACTAGTGGAGCGTACAGCATGATGGCAGAGTGGATGCAACTAGGGGCAGTGATTGGTATCCCTCTGATTGCTAGCATCAGCGGTTTGTATAAGATGCTGTGGGATATCAAGTCCGACATCCGCATTCTGGTACACGATGCCAAGCAAACGGAAGCGGATCTAGTGATTATTAAAAAGGCGATAGCAAGACTAAGCGAGCGAGTAGCAGCACTGGAGGCACGGCATGGGTAGCATTAGCATCAAGAGACTAATAGTGGTTGTGATCGTGGCTTTCGTGGCTTCATTCACCAGCGTGTTCGGTGATGGCATCCGTACTGCACAAGCGCAAGATGTCGCCGAGCTGGGCGCAGTGCTGGCACTCTACGGAAGCAAGGCGGTAGCGGCTGGAGTCTCCGCTGCGGTGTCATCTGTGCTGGCTTTCCTCACGATGCCTTTCAAGGGTGTTGCGCCTAACGCTTTGAAGGTGGGCAAATGAACTTTCAGAATCTTGAAATCACGCAGAACCCACAGAATCCAGCAGATTGGATTGTCAAGGGTGTTATCACCAACGATGCAAACGAAGAGATTGCAAACTTTGGGCCTAATGGTGAAAGCGTATTTACTTGGTGGGCACAACAGGATACTGCTTGGCAGTTGTCTATCGTCAATCAGTTTGTATGGTTGATGGCTGCTGAAATCGTGAATGGGACAGCGGAATAATGGCAACTTACTATGTTCGCCCGGATGGCAATAACAGCAACGCCGGAACAGGCCCAGCTGCTAACCAAGCGTGGCAAACCCTAGCACGTATCGTGCAAGCAGGTACTGCATTTACGTCTGGTGATACGGTTTACATCGCTCCCGGCACATACCGCCAGAGTATCACCACGACTGCGACCTATACATCTGCGACTAACTTTTTCGGTGACCCTACTGCGGCGCAGTTTCCGGGTGTCACTCCGGGTGTTGTCCGCATTACAAACTTTTTATCAACAGATAATGCATCAGCAACAAACCAACTTTTATGGGGTGGTGTAACGTTTGACTTTATCAATATAAGTAATATCTATTTTGACCATACATCGCTAAATGGTGGGATTTATTACACTGGAACCGGAAGCTATTCATCAATCCGCAATTGTATTTTTTCAGGAAACTCAGCGAGTGTAGCTGGTGTAGGTACACCTGCAATCAGATTAACATCTATAAAAAATACAACAATTGAAAACTGCATCGTTCTACGGTCTTATGTCGGCGTGTACATTACCACTACTACAGATACTGATACTAATGTCGTAATACGCAACTGCTTTATTAATAATGCAGGGACACAACATTGTTATGTATCAAACTCCACTGGCGGTGGTGTCATAGTTACAAATAATTTATTTTTATCAAGTGCAGCAAGTTCAGTAAATATACTCGGTGCAGGCAACGCAACATCATTATCATATGTCACAAACAATATTTTTTGTCATTGCACCGGGTCTGTGCAAGGTGGCTCTGCAACCACGATTGTAGAGAACTATAATCGACGAGTAAGTTCTGGTGGGAATACAACTGTCCCTACTGGCATAAATACGACCAGCGGCGCACCGCAGTTTGATTTTGGGCATTCTGCACTCTTCAACATTGCACTACAAAAACCGTTCAGTTCTATCGTTGGTTCTGTAAACGTCGGTGCAGGTCTATCTACCTATGCAAGCACAACCGACCTTTATGGACAAACTTGGTCGGCTGGTGCATCAACGCCAGATATTGGATGCGCTACAGATGTGCAAGCATCAGGGACAAGTTATTACTATCCAACCGAGCGCAACGCATCTACCATCACAATCGCTCCCGGCTCTACATCACAATCCATCGAACTGTATCTTGGTGCTACAGGTCTAACAGCCTCCACAAGCGGTCTGTCAGCCCGATACAACCGTACACGCACTGCAAGCGTATCTATCCCTCTAGTAGCCCGTACCATCGCACAGGCGTGGACTGCTGGTGGCTTTGCTGAGGTAGACGCAACCAACATGCCGGGCGTGTATCGCTTAGACCTTCCGGATGCTGCATTGGCTGCTGGTGCTGACGATGTCACGATTGTGGTCAGAGGTGCAAGCGGTACGAACGGTGCGGTGCTGACGGTCACGCTTTCAAGTGGTGGCTTGACGGCAGCGCAGACAGCATCTGCTGTCCTTGATGCTGTTGGTTCCTCTTATGTCACCGCTGGCTCGATTGGTTATTCAATCCAGAACAGCAACGTGGCAAGCATCAGCGGTAGCACAGCGGCAGCCGATGAGCTCGAAGGCGCTCTCCTTCACAACGGGACAGACTACATCAGCGCAGAACTGGTAACTCCGGTTACATCAGCCGCTCTGGTTCGCATGGGTCCTTTTGAGGTCAAGGCTGATGGTCTTGGAGCATCTGATCCGCTGGACATCCAGAAGGGCGCACAGCACGGCATTGATATTCAATGCGTAGACAATAACAACGCCGGAATCGATATCACCTCTGCAACTGTTACGGCTAAGGTCTACAACAGCGGTGCTACGCTGGTTGACACGTACTCCTGTACGGCAACCTATGCAGCTGATGGACGTGCTACCTTTACTATCGATACGACAGTGACCAACGTACCGGGCACTTACACTGCTACGATTACACGCACAACAGGTGCATCTGATACGCAGGTATTCGGTCCACTGCGAATCTATGTGAGGGATATCTAATGGCAATAATCTTTGATTTGACGGAAGACCCTCAGCAGGTCGTGCAAGTCTCCGCATGGGTCGGAGACTGGCACTCCTATGTCGTCCGCTTGGTTGACGAACTGGGAAGCCCTGTGGACATTACGACAGGTACGCTTGGTGCAACCTTTACCAACATTGCTACGGGTAGTGCTTACTCCTTTGGCGGTGGTAGCGTGACGCTAACCAAGCAGTACAGCGCACAAGGCATCTTGTCTGTGTTGAATCCTGCGGCTTATCCGACATCTGCCAACATCAGGCTAACGGTATCGTTTACGGTTGGTACTGATGTTCGGCGCTTTGGGCCGTTAGAGATTGAGGTACTGGCTCCGTGATAAAGGTTTCCTACAGCCTGAAGCAGGTAAACCTGCAAGCCTACCAGAAGAATCTGGGCAGGTTATCTCAGGTTGTTGGCAAAGCTGCTGCTGATGTCGAAGGCGAAGCAAAAGCCAGCATTCTCAAAAACTCTGGCAAGTACAAGCAATACGGCAATCACTGGTCAAGCCCTCCGGGTTCACCACCAAACAACGACACTGGCAACCTTGCTAATAGCATCGGTCACCGTATGCTTACACCTACATCGGCTGAAGTGTTTGTGAGCGCAAAGTATGGAGTACCGTTGGAACTGGGCTGGATGTCGAAGGCTGGCAATCATGTACCGGCAAGACCGTTTCTACGTCCAGCCGTTGAGTATGTAGCCCCGTCTTTTCAAGCAGCGTGTAAGACTATCCTGAAGGGTGGCAAGTAATGGCATTTGAGCCAGCAGTAATCGAGCAATGGATCTACGAAACCTTGACAGGCGATAGTACGCTTATGGGTTTACTTGCTCCTGACAATAAGCCTAATGGCTTCCAAATGAGCGTGTACAACACCATTGCCCCGCAGGTAGACCCTATCAGCCGTAAGCAACCTATAACGCCTTACATTGTCTTTGACCGTGCAGGTAATTCTGGGCAAGACCAAGACACCATCTGCGGTAGCCGGGTGTTCACATATCCAACCTACAGGATCACCGTGTGGGATACTGCAACTGGTGCGGTATCGATGGCAAGCAGTGCTGCTATCATGTCCCGCATAGACACATTGCTTGATAATCAACACGTTTCGAGTACCTCTCCTAGGTTCTATTGCCGGAGAGAATCAACAGCTCAAACGTTCGGTTTAGAGAGCGGTGGTCGGACTGATTTTGGAGTGACAGCGGTGTACCGATTCGTCACGCAACAGTAGGAGTAAATTATGCCTTTTACAAGAACAAGTGCGCTTATCGGTGAAAACTGCGTCGTGACGGTGGCTTTCGGTGGCTACCAAGACGGTACGCCTTCAGCCTTTACCGCTGAGACTTATACCTGTATCGCTCGCTCGGTTCGCTTCTCAACATCGGTAAACAGCGTAGATGTTAGCGCACTCTGCGATGCTCAAAACAAAGCACAGGTAACCAAGGCGAACGGTAGTGTTGAAGTAGAGTTTTTGGTTGATTCGGTTGTCGGTCCTATCTTCTACGGCAAGGACGGTTACTACTGCCAAATCGTAGTAACACCGGGAAGCCTTACCGCTAAGACCTTTGTCGGTGTTGTTACCGCTACTGGCCTCAGTGTTGCAAACGAGGAAGCCGTAACCGAGAGCGCAACAGTCACCCTTGGTGCTAACGGAGTTGCTACCGCTTGGTCGTAGTACACTAGCGCATGGCACTAAGTAACCTAAAACAAATACCGAAAGATGCCGACAAGGGAACCCTAGTGGTCGACTTGTCGGACATCGCTGGTGACGGCGCAGAACTCCGCTTCCGTGAACCGAAGGCGGCTGACCTCTTCCCAGATTCCAAAGAGCTGCAATCCCTGCGTGTAGCATTCGCCGAGTTTCCCGAAGCAATGCTGTACCAGATTTATCTGCTAGGTCGGTGCTATGTACCAGACCCTACAGATGCAGCTGAAGAATCACCATTACGGGCATTCGGTAATCTGGCACGTACCAGCAAGCAGACGTTCTTTCGCATCCTCGGTGAGTTTATTAGTTGGTATCCAACAGATGACTTACAAGGCAGGGTCAAAGACGCAAAAAACGACTCCGAGGTGTAGCCGGTCAGGTTGCCTACTACACCGTGAAGTATCTCAACCGGCATCCATCAGAGACCGATCTAACGCTTGACCAAATCGCAGAAGTTGCGATGATAGGACAAGAGATAGAAAAGCAACAGGTCGAGATGATGAGTGCAATGATTGGAGGCAGGTAATGACAGTAGCAGAACTTACAGCCAAGATATCGGTAATAGGCGAGGCTGCTGCTGTCCGTGCCTTACAGCGTGTAGGTTCTTCTGCACGTTCCGTTGGTGAAGCAATCCGAACAGCCGCCGATGCTACTCGATTGCTTGAAGCTGCGCAGGCAAGCTTTGCAACCGTGACAGGTGTGCAAGCTGCCATGGCTTACGATTCACAGGTTCGTGGCTTGGCTGCATATGCCAAGAATGCACAGGAACTACAAGCCCAACTGGGTAGGCTACAAGAGATTGCAAAACTCCCCGGATTGGGGCTCAAGGAAGTCCGTGCGGGTGTCCTGCAACTAGAGGCAGCAGGTCTAAACGCGCAGACAGCCGAGCGAGCATTGATGGCATTCGGCAATGCTCTTGCTCTGGTTGGTAAGGGTAAGTCCGAACTAGATGGCGTAATCCTGGCGCTTGGTCAAATATCTAGCAAGGGTAGTATCTCAGCTGAGGAAATCAACCAGATCGCCGAGCGTGTACCGCAGATCCGGCAGGTGTTGGTTTCTGCCTTTGGTACGGCAAGTACGGAAGCCATCCAGAAGATGGGCATTACGGCAGATGAAGCCATCAAGCGTATTATCTCTGGTCTAGAGCGTTTGCCAAAGGCTACGCAATCAGCATTGACTACGTTTGAGAATCTGCAGGATGCTCTAGAGCAAGCGTTCCTTCCGATTGGTCGTGGCATCCTTGATATCTTTGGAAGTGCCGAAGGTGGCACAATGCGTCTTATTGATTTGATTTCAAATATTGGTAAACAGATCGGTGAGGTGTTTACTGCTATCGGCAAGAGCGGTGTTATTCAGGATGTCTTCTCAAAGTTTCTAAGCGGTACTGGCGTTGCAAACTTTCAGCAGATGATGGTTGGAGCAATCGCAAACATCCTTGCTTATATGGGTCAGATTCCTAACTTCTGGAATGCCATCGTGCATGATATGGGTGTTGCATTTGAGTTTGTAAAAGAGTCAATGATTTACTATTTCGGTGAAGCGTACGACTGGGCTGCTGGCAAATGGAACGAACTTATAACGGCATTTAGTACTGGTGTTCAGGACTTTGGCACGGCGTTTCTTGAGTTCATACAGCCAATCCTGACAGGATTGAAAAAAGCAATCGCAATATTGACTCTTGGTGCAGTACAGTTGCCGGGTGGTGAAATACCAAATGTAGGATTATTGGCACCATCAAATGGTGCATATTTACCGCGAGAGACTAAAACATTACCTCCGCCTAGGATAAGTCCATTACCGCCTAATTTTATGTTGCCAAGTGTAATAGCAAATGCAAATGCTATTGCTGGTCAATACCAAAGAGCCATCATGGGGAATCTTGGTCCACAAGGATTACCACCGGGGATGATATACGGTGGTGCTCAAGGTACTGCTGGTGCTATGGGTGGAGATTCTATCGGCGGATTACTTGGCAAGATTGCAGACAATACGAAGTCAACCGCAGACGCTCTAACACTGCGTCGTGAAACGCTCGGTGGTGGCAAAATGGGAGCCTTAGGTGTTACCGCTGGTGAACTTGCCGTAGGTGGTGGCGGTGGCATCAGAATGGGCGATTTCTTTGGCGGTGGTAACAACGGCTTGATTCCAGCAGGAACAGAGCTTGAACGCTCGGTAAGACGCATCATGCGGGATGAAGCACGGAAGAACGGTACTCCCGGAATAATGAAGAGGTTCTGATGGCAAACTCTTGGCCACTATTGATCGAAGTAGACTGCCCAGAACCACGCCCACAAAAGGGGCGTTTAGTCGTTGCAGCTGATGGCACTACTTGGGACTTATCCAAGAGTAGCAATGTCTGGCTGGAGCCTTCTACGCTGACATTGATGCTTGCCCCGCTTCCGGTTACCGCAGCATGGCGCACAACGTACGCTGGTAACTATGCCCGGTTTCAGAAGAGTGATTACACGCTGACAACGGCGGCATCTTGGAAGCAGATGCAGATCAAGGCATCCGGTGATTACTACCTGCAAAGCCTCAATGTAACCGAGAGAGCAACGCTCACAACAGCATGGAGTGCTAACCAGCCAGCATATATCAGCCTGTATGTACCGGGGCTCAAGGATTCAGATGACACGGTGATACTCAAGGCTGGTTGGGGTGTAGGTTCTGCTGGCTCTGTTGAAGTCTGGTTTGCTGCTAACGGATCTGCACAGGTCTACAAGTCTGGTGTTTTGGTTGGAACTTACCAGCGCAACGATAGCAACATTGCACCTCAAGCCAATGCCGTCTACCTAACATCTGTGGCTAGTGACTTCATAACCATTATGATGATTCCATGCCGTCGTAGAGAGTTGGTTGTAAGCACTTCTACCGGGCTTGCGTTTAGCCATGTCTTTGCCGACCTATCCCCGGCAACGGCTAACACCATCACACCTGCTGCTGCATTCTCTTGGCTTATCCCACAAGGACAGGCAAGCGTACAGCTCGCAAAGTTGCAATTTGCTACCAGCGGTTATGGTGTAAGCCCAGTCAAGAAACTACGCTATGCACCGCCAACGGGCGCAACTTTCTATTCTACTTACGCCTACGATGCAATCGGGCCAGGCTCTGCTTCCGCTACTTACTCAGTTGTCAAGGATGACCTGACGGCTTATACGCCTAACGGAACAATCAAGGATGTACGGGCTAAGGTTACGCTGGCAAGTAGCACAGGATCTGCAACCTTTGGATTCTACGAAATAGACATGGTTTATGATCCAGAGGTAGGCAGTACCGCAGATGACCCGGTAGACATCACTTGCGATGTCGAGCGCCTAAGCATCAGTGTAGACGATAACGGCCGTGCTACGTGTAGCCTAACAACCCGCAGAAAGCCAATCACAGATGCAGGTGTAGACCAACCGCAAATAACCTCAGACCGTCCAATCCGGATTGCTTTGACAGATGGTGCTACGCCTACGCCAGCAGAGATAGACATATTCCGAGGGACGCTTACACCGCCTGAGATTACCTACGAGGAAAACGATACGACAAAGGATTGGAGCATCTTTGTGTACTCTGGTCAAGATCGTTCCCGTGACTTTGACCTTGCGTATATCGTAGAGTCCTACCCGTACGATGGATTAGTAGCGGTAAACGCCATCATTGACCTGATGCTCATCGCAGGATACGACGGCAACGTTTATCTTACTGGTGATACACCACTCCTAGACTTGCCATATAGCCCGAACATTTCAAAGGGTCAATACGCTCTAGCACCTGACTTTTTCGACACGGTTGGCGGTTATATCGATAAGCTCAAGAACGATTACTACGCTAACTGGATTGTCGGTTGGATGCCAACTACCAGCGGGTATTCGTACGTTTGGCAAGACGCTCCTAATGCTTCTACCACTCCGGTAATGACCCTATACCAAAGCATCGCAGCAGCAACCACGGCAGGTGTTGCAGAAGTGCTTAGACCTAAACGTGTAGTGCGTAGGATGTCAAGCCATTACGAAACACCGGAAGCAACACAGGTGCAGGTTGTTGGACAAGACCCAGCGACCGGATTGTTTATTACAAAGAGCCGAGTTGACTCAGCTGCGGAAACTGCAAGCACTGCACCAGCGTCACGCCCGTACAACTGGAGAGGCAGACCAGTACCGTACCAACTGCGTGACCCAGCACTAACAACGCAGGATGCTGTAGATCAGGCTTGCGACATTCTCTATGACCGCTTGACTACAGGACGCATTCTTATCGAATGGGAGTCTGATTTCTTGGTTTTATTTAGCAATAACCGACCGCTTTGGCTTGGTGATGTAGTTCGGATTATGGAACCTGACGGCACAACCACAAAGGGTGATTACCGTATTATCGGCATACCGACGATTGACTTTGTGACCGAGCAGACATCAGGCTTCAGTGTACGCAAAGCCGTGTATCGTGGGCAGAAAGTCTAGCCATGCCATACATTGACGGCACACGTACAGCCACGCTCACAATGAGCCATACACAGAATGTGCAGATAAGAATCTGGAATCCATTCGCTGTACAGCCTGAAGAACCGGACTACAACACGCACTATACGAACTTCACATTTGGTGGGCATCTAGGTTTCTCGGCATCGCTTGCTATTGCTACAAACGTTGTTGCACCATCCCCGGGCTCCGCGTGGTCGTGGGAACTACGAGCAAACATCACGGTAAACAACGGGCACGGTTCCAGCGCAACAAGCTACAAAGTGCTGGCATCTGGAAGTGAGACAGGCGGGACAAACTATAAGGACGTTAGCGCAACGTGTGCCGGTGATTTCTCCGCATCTGTTAGCGTTGACAAACTTTGGGATATTGCCGAGGCTGGCTTTTCATCTTCTAGCGCACCAACAAGGTTCCCCAGCCTAACCTCCTATACTTGGTATGAACGCACCACCACGGGCGCTACAGCGGCTTGTAGCCTATCTGCTGGTGGTAGTGCTGTCAGTGTGTCGGCTGCTGCATCATCTAGGAATACGGCAGACTATACTGCAACCCTTGATGCTTACGGCTTCAGCTCCGGGGATGATAGGCACGACTTTGCAGTTAGCCTTGTCAAAGTCAACGGCGTAGCGGTTCACGACATTACACACGCTCACACTTTCCACAATCAGAGTGCTACCGAATGGAGCCTGTCGGTACTTGGTGAAACTGACGGCTTTGGCATCGTTAGCACGGCATCCGCTGACATCGGTACTTCTTCCTGTCTCGACCGCAACGTAAGTATTGCTGGCAGAATACGTGCATGGGAGGGGGCATATCCAGATGCTCTTAATGTAACGGTTACAGGCTATGATGGCGGTACACGTACTGTAGGTTCTTCTGGTGGCTCATACGGGGCTACAGATACCTTTGTGGACTACAGCACCACATCGGTACTTGTTGACCCTACGTACGGAACAGATACGCTAACCACTCAAGCGGACGATGTGCCTACATGGATATCTGCGGAACTCTCCGGCAGTGGTCTAACAACCAACGGAGACAGTAGCACGGACAACCGTGTACTGTTCCGTGGTTGGCGTTTCAATGGCTGGAGCATAGCCGAGACTAATAACCGTGCCATTTCTGGTACAGGCAACGACCGGACATATAGCCCTTATGAAGGCATGAGCGGTTACCGTTACCTTCAGATTCAGATAAAAGCACAATCTGGCACTAACGCTCCCGGAACTATTGAACTGACCGATTACCACGGCAACTGGAAAAGATGGCAGGTTGTGGCTCCTACGACCTCCTACAGCACCATCACGCTAGATCTTTGCTCTCCTGATACGTGGAGCCTTGGCGGTACTCCGGCAACCGATGACAAGGACAATCCTTACCCGCGCAAGAACACGGCATCGAGCAGCTACGCAGGAAGCGAAAGCGTTGATTCGGCTTATTGGGGCATCACGTCCTGCCAGCGGTTACGAGTACAAACCGGAAGCATTGACATCGGTACAACCACGCTGGTTTACACCAACACGGATTCTACTTACGTCCCGGATTCCTTCACGGCTCAGTTTGAACGCATCACGCCTGCTATCGTTTCGGAAGCCGACACGACTACTTACTACTACGGTAGGCGCTTCTGGCAACAAGACAGAGACGGTAGATGCGAAGAAGAATCCGATGTTTGGTGGCAGAAGACCGTAGGCGGTGCTACCGGGGTCACAACCTACAGCGTAGATCCGGTAACGATATCCGAGCTGTGCGACCAGATAAACGCATCCGATGTTTCTATTGTTCGTCATCCCGGTTGGACTGCTACAAACTCTGTTGCCTATCCGGCTGGTGCTACCTGCTCGGCATCACAACCACCGCTTAGGGATTGTTTCCTAAACGGCGTTACTGGCTACTCTACTTGGCTTAGAGGTGGCGGTATCCTTGCCACGCCTAACGCCACAAGCGGTACAGACTTTGCATACGGGCATCAGTTAGCCCAAGGCACTATCGTTGCCCAGACGCTCTTTGACCGCATCAACGGCAACTTCCCTCCTGACCTCAATGACCCGTTCGATGTCAATGGCGGGACAGATAGCGGGTTGTACTTACCGGCTGGAAGTTTGCTCCGTGGTATCGCCCATGGCGCTTTGCTTGACAACGCCGGTGACCCTCTAACCACTGGTACGGTTGACCTGTTGCTTGCATCCACAGGCGCAAACCGTGGCACTGATAGCACGATAGATGCCGAGGGGCGGTACTTTACATCCACTCCCTGGGGGCTTGGTGAAAGCAACCACGATGCCGATTACAGCGGTGACACCATCGGTATATTGCCATTGCATACAAGCCATCGGTTTAGGTGCTGGTTTCGTGAACAGGAGCTAGCGGGTGTTTGTGTATCCGCTGCCGTGGCTCCTAACCAGCGGATGTGCTATGCGGTTATTGAAGATGGAGCGGTAGCCCTGCACTTTGCGGATGGGCCTAACGCAACAAACTTTGTGATGCAGCTGACAAGCATAACCGATGCTTCCTGCGTCCACATTGCATACGATCCTACCAGCGCAGTAGGTCGGCTTTACATAATTGTTGATGCATCAGGTAACGACATCAAGAGTTATTACACAGATGACGAGGGGGTGAATGTCAGCGTGGCAGTAACAGTTACAGGTTCAGGTGATGATGCCAGCGTGGCAATCAATCCCATGGGTAAGCGCATCGTTGTCTATCACCACTCAAACTCCCTCTATAGGGTCATATACGACCCACAGGGTAACGTTATTACCGCAGCCAGTGTGATAGTTGCCGGAGGTGTAAATCAGGGCAAGACGGCTGTCGCTTGGAGGCTTGGTGTTTGGTTTGCCTACTACCGTGATGGTGGTAGTAGTCTCATGCAGATATCAAGCATCGATGATGGGGAAACTTGGAGTTAGAAGGAAGGGGTGGTGGGCAGCGAAGATGCAGAAGGGAGACTGCCCACCGTGTCGGGAGATAAGATCGACAAAAGGAATATATCACCATGAGCAGACCTATCGCACTTAGAGCAGCTAAAGAAGCCCTAGACAATGTTGGCGTTCAGGAAGTTGGAGACAACCGAGGCAAGGCGGTTGAAATCTATCAAGCATCCACCACTCCACCTGTGCCACCCGGTAGCCCTTGGTGTGCCGCCTTTGTCGTGTACCGGCTACGCAATGCGGCTCACGACCTAGCCCTAACAATCCCAGTTGACTGGCCACGCTCGGCTTACTGTCCCGATCATGGCAACTGGGCGAGAAAAACAAAGAACTGGCTATCAGTCAATGATGCACAAATGGATCCTTCAAAAGTCCGCATCGGTGACCTGTGCTGTTTCTGGTTTGCACCGCTGAACAGGCTCGCTCATATCGGTATCGTTACCGGCGTATTCCCTTGGGGCGTGAAGACCGTAGAGGGTAATACATCCCCTGAGATGGAAGACGAGGACAAGCCAGAGCGTGAAGGTGACGGGGTCTACCGCAAGGCTAGAGCATGGCGTGAGCTTGGCGCAAACGGTGGCTTTGTGTCTATAGACTGGTAGGTTCCATTTTGGAACTAACCACTTGAACTTGTAAGAAATCCTTACAAGTTGACAGCAAAAGACCACCCTTCTTACGTTGGGTGGTCTCCGCTTTCCAAGCACCGATAGTTGTTGTTTTTTGGTTTCCCTTGCGGGTGCTTGATTCTACCCTATGGCATCAACTGACTTGCCATCTCGCCAATCCACTTACGAATCTCCCAGTCATCAGGAGCGCCGAACGTAAACTGGTCGATTCCGATGATGATGTCTACGCCACCGCTGCTGTAGGTTGCGCTTTGCAGCTGACCCTTGCAGGTTGTGAACCAGAGCGTACGGCGGAGGTTGTGGATAGCTACGCAGATTTTGCGAGTGTATATCCATGCACCTGCCTGCTCGCTCCACATTGAATCAAAGTCAAGCTCAATACTCTCGAATGTCGTGTGGTCTTTGCGGAGGACTGATTCCAATCTCTCCATCGTGTAGACGTTGTCTAATACTTCCATCTCTTATCTCCCTGCGGTATATACCCGCACTGAGAATATACACCCAGTGCGGATAGTTGTCAAACTTTATCTGCAAATGTTCTTCTGATAAGTGTTTTCAGAATGTCAAGATCATCCTTCAAACGAACATTTTCGATTTGCAGTTCTACCCATTTTTTCTCCCAGTCAATATTTTCCAACTGCACTTCCGGCTTTGACTTTCGCAACCTATCTTGATATCTCCAGTACACCGTATGGCAAGTGTTTGGATTCATATTCAGCATAGCTGCAACTTGTTTAGCTGTATAGCCTCTAGCGCGTAGGCTAATTATTGATTCCTTTTGTCTCTCTGATAACTGCTTTGATCCCATGCTTATCTCCTATATTGTTTTTATGGTTACCGATTCAGTAGCTGGGATTAGATCAAGCCCCGGTGCATTGTCAAGCGCAAAGTCACTGAGTTTGCTAACCAGCACGGTGTGCTTTGTCCTGATTGCTTCCGGGTTGTGTTCCATCAGCCATGCCACGGTCTCTTCCTCGTCTACAACCTTGACACGCTCGGCAACAGTCCGGAAGGACACAGAGCCAAATGGACACGTCCATGTCTTGACCTTTAGTGTGCCGTCTGCCTTGCGTGGCAGTTGACTCATTGCATAGTCTTGCAGCTGTGCGTTGTACCGGCGCTCTAGCCATTCAAGCCGTGCAACTTGTTTACCGATAATCTTGACCATGTTGTTGGTGATGGCATCAAGCTTGTCTTTCTCAGATTGAATGCTTGCCTCAATGTCCATACGCTTCCGCATGACCAGCAGTGCGAGATCTTCAGGTGATTCCTCGCCCGTTATCCAACCGGATGCTGGACCGGCATACTCGCCGGTCTCCGTATCCCATAGCTCACCATCGATTACATCAAATCCCATTATCTAATAACCTCCCAATCTTCCCTTGCTTCCTGAATCGCTCGATCGTACAGGTCATCGATGGCAGGGCACCAAGCGTGTCTATTGCCATCAGCCCTGTACATAATCAGGTTCTTCTCTCCGATGTCTGAGAACCGGACATAACAGCCCGGCTCCCATGCTTTGCGCCTGATGCTCAAGCCTTCAAGCAGTCTTGTATACACTGCCCCAAATCTCATCGTTGTAAACCTCTAGGCTTGATGGGCTCAGATATAACGATGTTTCCCTGCGGTCCTCTTGGCAGCTGATTGGTTGCAAGGTTTGCATCGTCATCCTCATCAGCTGATATCGCGAGGAGTGCAGACACGCTGTAGCGCCTACCGTAAGTGAGCGCAGAACCTAACCCGTGTGCATCAGGCTTAGTTACCGGAATGGTTGCCGTGGTGCTAATCCATTCACCTGATGTATGGATGATTCGACTCTCTACTGTAATCGCTACAACCTTGCCATCTGTGACGTTGGTTTCCGTAGTGCCTTGTGTAAGCATCAAGCCGTTATCAGTCAGGATAGGGCGCAGAGCGTCCAAGATGCTGTCAAGGGTGACATACTTGGAACGGAAGGCAGGATTGTTGCCTTCCTTGCTGATGCCTTGCATACGGCTTTGTGCCTTGATAAGGGAAGGGGCAATAGCCCCTATGGTTTCACTACTTGTCATACATCTTCTCCCATTCTTGTGTTTATGTAGTTGATATGCTTGATGATTTCATCTCGATTGTCGAGATCAAGGCCATAGTCATCTGCAAAGTTTTGTGCTAGTTCGCTGTCACGATTGGCCATGACGTAGTCTGTCACCGCTTCTACCCGCAGCTCATAGACCGAGCCACACTTACAACCATGACCACGGTCACCGTAGTAATCTACTTCTTCCATCAGTTCGCTAGGTATGTAAACACCTAGAAAATCATCTGCATGTACTGTCATCTTTTATCTCCCTGCCCCCTTTCGGGGGCTTGTCCTTTCTGATTACCTTAGGGTTATGCTTGGGTTTTCTACTCCAAGCGATTTGGCCCATCGAGCGATTACATTATGTGGTGCTTCAAAATGTGCTCCGACTTCTACTTGATCACCATCAATGTAGATTGCAATCTCTGGTTGTGCGTAAACCGTTTGGTTTTTAGCGAAGCAGTTATTGCCGGTGGCTTTATATGTGATAGTTGGCAACGTACCGATTTTCTTACTGCTTGGAGTTGGAAGAATCTGGCCGTTCTTCATGGTAACTGCGATGCGGGTCAATGTATTCATGTATTGAATATACATCTAGAATATATATATGTCAAGGGCTTGACAGAATAATATATTCGTGTGGTATATATAGAGCATGATTAGAGGATTGACCCAACAGGAGCTGGCACGGAGAACCGGATTTACGCAACCCCGTATCAGCGATTACATGACTGGAAAAAAGGCTCCATCGGACACCAGTCTGATGAAGCTGGCAGAAGCGATGGATATGGATCCAGCGGAACTCAGCAAGCAGTTGATGCTACGCAGGACACTGCGCAAAGGCAAAGCACCAGAAGCACCGGAACAACCAGAAGTACCGGGCGAATAAGTTAGAGATAGTTAGGAGATAAGAAGATGCGACGATGCAACGAATGTGGGAACAGCGTAGAAGATACAGACAAGATGTGTACGGCTTGCCGTTTGGCAGAATGGCGCCACTTCCAAACCTTGGAGATCAACAAAAGAAATAGGCAGAATGCACTGGATGCTAACCGGGCTGCATACCTTGGACGCAAGAAAGCAATCAAGGACAGCATCAAGGCTGGTGTTATTACTGCGCTAACGGTTCTGCTGTTCTTGGCGCTTGTATCTGCTACCCGTGACGCCATCCGGTACGAGTGGGAGACTAAGCCAGCAATGCTCAAGGCAAACGGTGTCAAGTGAAAGCCCATCAACGTATTGTGCGTGAACAAAAAGCCATTGAGGAAACCAATGGCTTATTTGGCGCATGGTGGCTAGATGTAAACACCGACATAAAGAATGCAGTAGTAAGACCTGTAACTATTGAAACAGCCAAGCGAATCGTTGAGGAATATGAATGGCTTGGATGTATGCCTGCTGTTGTATGGCATACCTTTGGAATATTCTTTGATGATGCTTGCGGTGGCGTTGTTTGTTTTGGTCCTGAATACTCAGAAAACCTAGGCATACAGGCAAGATTGCAAGGCAGGAAGTGTGCCGACTGGAGTAAGTATGGCTTTGAGGGGCGCATGATTCTTTTGTCTCGCGGTGTTTGTCTACACTGGGCTCATCCGCATTCAGGAAGTAAGCTTATTTCAGAAGCAATAAAAATGTTGCCCGATAAGTACAGAGTCATTACGGCAACAGTAGACGATCTAGCGGGTGAGATTGGCACGATATACCAAGCTTGTAACTTCCATTATGTTGGTTCAATGCGTGATTCAAATTCAAACGTAAAAAGCAAAAAGGGTGATCGTGATGCATGGCTTATACATGGCAAACTTTACGGTACACGGGCGATACGTCAAAAGGTTGGATCAGTAAAGGTTGAAGATATAAAGCGCATCTTCCCAACAGCCGAACATGTCAAGCAAAACAGCAAGGGTAGGTATTTCTATTTCCGTGGCAACAAACATGAACGCTTAGAATACTGCACCGCCATATCTCATTTGATAAAGCCATATCCCAAGCGGGTAGAAGTTTGATACCAAGTAAGACAACCATCAGACAGACGCTCCGGGCTCTATCAAGGACACCGGAGCGTTTACTGTCTCACGATGAAATGGTACTCCTCCACTCTGGCTGGAAGCACGGCATCATGCAGGACGAATGCCTAGATGCCATGGTGCGTCATAACCTTGGATTTATCAGGGATGTTTGCAAGGTCATCAAGCACAAAGAGCATTTCATCGATGCTTGCCAGTACTGCGTTGAAGGTGTCATAAGAGCGATTGAAAAGTGGGAGCCTGAACGAGGCCTACGCTTTTCGACTTACGCTCATCCGTGGATATACCAGAAGCTCAGACGCTACCAATCAAACCAACTTAGAACCATCCGGATTGCCGAACACGCAGTGGTCAAATGGCACAAGCTCCGCAGATTCTATGTGCTGTTAGAGTTGGAACTCAAGCGCCCACCAACCGATGCCGAACTCTCAGAACGCTCTGGCATGACCATAGAGACCATTGAAATGTGCAGGACGGCTCACGGCTTAGAGCCTGTGTCAATGCACCACGGCATCCAAGGCACTGACCTTGTGCTGTACGAATCTGCCGTGTTTGGCACAACCCAAAGCGCAGAGGATGAGTACATGGAAAGTGTGGAGGAAGGAAGCGCAATGGATCACCTATCTCGGCTGGATGATGAAACCCGGCAGATGGTTGTTTTGCATCTTGGCTTAGATGGACGTGTACCGCAGACAATCCACATGATAGCCAGCCGCTACCGTTTACCGCCCGTAGTAGTCAAACAGAGGCTTGCAGAGGCATTGCAGGAACTGAGGAAGAACCTTGAAACATCTTGAAGACCGAGAACAAATCGCCTTGATTACTTGGGTTCGCCTGATGGAGTCAAAGCATCCCGAACTGGCTACCTTGTACCACTGCCCTAATGGTGGGCATCGTGACATCAGGACAGCTGCTAAGTTCAAGGCCATGGGCGTGAAGGCGGGAGTCTGGGATATCTTCTTGCCTTGCCCAGCACCGGGATTGTTCATCGAGATGAAGGCAGGTAAAGGTAGGTTGACTCCGGGGCAGGTGTCCTTTAGAGACTCCTTGCTACCGCATGGCTATTCTTTTGTGGTGGCTTATTCTTGGCATGATGCCGCCAAGGCTATCGCCGATCATGTCGGTTTTACTTTTGATGTATAATATGACTGTTCCTTTCTGTGTGGAATAGGCTTTGCCACCCTCCGGAGTAGCTACCGGAGGGTTCCTAGCAGAACGGAAACATCACACAGAAAGTTGATACATCATGGCACTTCCTGCCACTGATGCCGTTCAGGCTATCGCCTTTTTACGGCATCTATTCAAGCCATACACAGACGGCTTTATCGAGATTCGTCCGCTCTCAAAGCATAAACCCCACGCTAATAGGACTACCTACAGAATCCCTGAATGCCTGAAGGGTGAAGCCGGGCAAGCACTTAGCCAGCACATCATCAGCCTTGCAATGCGTGGCTATGATGTTTATGTAGGTGTGTGTCCAAGGGTTGCTCCTGAAGGTCCCGGACGCAAGCTAGGCAAAGATGCCATAGAACAAGTTGGGGCAGTCTGGGTAGATCTAGATTCTAAGGTTGAGGGTGCGAGTAGTCAAGTATTGCTTGACACCTGCGACATTGTTGTATCTACCGGCAATGGGTGGCACGGGTACAAGATTCTAAGCAGCCCTAAACTCTGCAAGTCAGCACGAGAGCGCACCACGCTGGAATACCGCATCAGAGACTTTGCCGACAAACTTCTACCCGGTACTGACAATGTCTCCAACGTAGACCGGATCCTACGAGTTCCTGGGACTCTAAACTGGAAGGACGCAGACAACCCTAAAGCCGTAACGATGCTAAAGGGTGGAGCCATCAAACCAACATACAAGCAATCCTTGTTGGTTGAGATGCTGGGCGATGAACGGTTAGATGCTCTTCTGGCATCTGCCAAGGCTGGCGAACTTGGACACGCTATCCCGATGATTCGCCATGCTTCCGGACGTTACACCGGATGCCTTGATACTTTCTTTCTAGAGGTCGAGCAGGCTTGCATAAAATCAAAAGCTGATGCACGATGGTCATTCCTATTAGACGTTGTCCGAGCAGACCTGCCGGAGATTATGGAGCACTACTTTGGCAGATGAATGGTTTGATGAGTTAGACGCTACTCCGAAGCGTCCAGCGCGGTCAGAACGTGGCGAGCCTAACGGTGAGTTTACGCATCACAAGCTCATGGAGCGACACCCAGAGGGTGGAGGTCCATACGGTGGCAGAGATAATGCCGTAACCGCTTTGGTTGGCTATCTCAGAGAGCGCCAGTTTCATTACGATCTAGCCGTTGCCTTTGCATTGGATTGGAATCGTAACCACTGTGACCCTCCTCTACTTGACCATGAAGTGCAGGACAAAGTTGGACGTGCTTGGGCAGAATGGTCAATCAGTGTACGAGAGATGTACACAAAAGAGATGGCGGTAAAAGACCTGCTGGCAGAACGTGCCAAAGCACTAGAGCCAAAGCAAGCACGCAAAAAGAAAGTGCCGTGGGACTGGGACAGGTTGCAGGAAGAAGCAGCCAAGAGCCGAGACACGGAATGGATAATCCCTCACGTCATAGCACGTCAAGCCATTCACTACTTTGCTGGTCCACCTAGTAGCGGTAAGTCATGGATGGCAGCTGACCTTGTCCGAGCTTCACAGTGCGCTGGTAACTGGATGGGTATCGCTCCCTGCGTCAAGTCTAAGGTGTTATACGTCAATGAAGAGATGGGTGTAGGTGAATACAATAATCGATTCCATTTGCTATACCCGGAAGCCTGCCGAGGGCTTCATTCGTTTGTGAATGAAAACATCCGCTTTACCGATCCAGATGACCTTGAAGACATCGTAGAGTTTGTCAAAGAGAATGGCATCGACATTGTGATTGTTGATACTTTCGTCCGGGTCCACAACCTTGATGAAAACAGCAACTCCGAAATGTCCCAACTCTACCAACACTTCAAGCGTGTTACGGATGCAGGAGCTGCGCTCGTGGTTCTACACCATGCCCGTAAGGGCGCTACAGGCTCACTGGGGCACGAAAGTATGCGCGGGGCTGTAGAGATAGCAGCGCAGGCAGAAACCGTGCTGTCAATCGAAAACAAGATGGGGCACTACACGGTCAAGACCGTAAAGCAAAGACGTAGCCCATTTGAAGACCAGCTAAACTTTGAGTTTAAGATTCACGCCAACGCTCCGAATGATTTGGAGATTAGGCGCATAGACATTGCCACCGAAGAAAAGACACTGGATCAAGCCATCTTGGACTACATCGGAGAGAATCCGGGGCAGACCAGCCAGCAGATAGCCGATGGTGTGAAGAAGCGCAAAACCGACGTAGTGAAGGCACTACAAGGGCTTGAAGATGAGTCAATGTTGAACGTCATGAATGGACAGAGAGGAGCCAAGTTCTATAGCCCACACAGTATGTTCTAACCTGTTCCCTGACCTGTTCCCACGACCTGTTCCCTTAAGAATATGTAATTGGGAACAGGTGATAAATCCCCCCTCTCTCTCAGACTCTCTCACCCCCCAGCCGAGAGGGCTGGAGGGGTAATCAGAAGGGCAAAACCGTTCCCCCGCTTGATGCGGGGAACGGCATTGCCAAGAAAGTAGAAAAGACAATGGACATTGAGTTTTTGACATGGAAGCAACTGAAAGAGCGTGCTGAAATGGATCGCAAGTTGAATGGTGAAAAGTATGACCACTTACTTGAAGTGGCTATCGCTTGGTTACAATCCGGCGGTCGAATGAGCCTTCACCGGTGGGCTATGCGTCGAGACTTTGAAACGCATTTAATCCTTGATGGTAATGACATTAAGTTGGTTGAATGTGACGGTGTAAAAATCCCATTCTGCAAGATAACCGATTTGGTTTACGATGAGTTTCTGATGATTCCAGATACACACGAAATCGGTGAACACACGCCATATCCTGAATGGATATACGGAGACCTTGAAGTGCCGCAAATGCGCATCAAAAATAGTGTTTGACATAATATACCGACTGGGTATATAGTTTGCATGGCAATAGTGCCGTGAATAAGCCGGATGGCTTGAAGGAGTAAAGATGGGATTTTTTGCACAGCATGGTTCGTACAGCGAAGGCAACGGTAAAAAGTTTGCAGTAGCTGAAGCAGGCATCTACACCTGCGCCTTGGTTGACATCGAAGCAGTACAAGGCAAGTCGTTTGATGATCCATCGGTACTTGAACCAAACTACAAGTTTGTGTTTGAGACAACCGAGGTTGGTGACGATGACGGGCAACCCTTCCGGTTCGTGCAGTTCACCAAAACAGCCTATGGTAATGACAAGGCGAAACTGACTATCCTGCTCGATTCCATGGTTGGTAAGCACATGGACCGCAACGAGTATCAAAACCTCGACATCAACGCTCTCAAGGGCAAACAATGGCAGGTTGTCGTTGGTACTCGCCAGAAAATGAACGGCGAGATTGGCAACATTATCGAGACCGTAAAGCCTGTAAAGGTTGCAGCTACCAAGCCATTACGCAAGGCTGTACCTACGGCAGACATCACAGATCCATTCGAGGACTAATGCGACAACATTACACGGTTGGCACGCTCGATGCCTTGGCAGTAATCGAAGACTGGGGGCTGGACTTTGTATCCGGCTCCATAGTCAAATACCTACAGCGCCAAGAGCATAAAGGGCAGGCAGAGCGAGATAGGTACAAGGTACTTTGGTACGCAGCCTATCTGGTAACACGCTCTAGAGAGTATGCCGACCGTGTAGTAAACGATGCCAAGGAGATAAGCAATGGGTCGTAATACTATGACGTTTTCGCAGAAGAAAAGAATTGTTGGTGCTTCTGCTGCGGTTTGGAAAGCAATCGTAAACCTGCAATACATCATGCGTGACAGCGGTAATAGCACAAGAGAATGCGTCCGTGTCAATAAGTTAGTGAATCTAGCCAGTGACAATGTGCGATATTGGATTGACAGACCGGTCTTTGAACTTACCGATGTGGACAATAGAAAAACCGCAGAGCAGTTTGATGAGGCATGGAAGATATTTCAGACTGATAGTTTGAAGGACATCATAGACGAGGCTGATAATGGCACGACCTAAGTGCAGTATCGTGGAGTCACACCGAAAGCGTGACGTGGTACTGCAAAGATACGAGGAGCTTGTGGCAGGAGGGATGCGGTGCCACGATGCAGCACGTACCCTCGGTTATAACCACACCACGATTAACTACTGGAAAAAGCAGATTCTAGATCAGACAAGAATCGAGATACAGGCAGAAGTACAGACCATGGCAAACGGATCGTTTAGCGTAGCACTTGAAAAACTGCGCTCTGGCTACATGGTACGCAGGCATGGGGCTTCTTGGTTTCTACAGTTGGTAGATAGCAAGATATGCCTGTATCTGCTCGATGGTGCAGGTAACCGGAGATACAGCCGGGTTGCATCTTTTGGATCCGCTGATGTCTTGGCGATGGACTGGGAGATTTTCGTAGGATGACAAAGCTAATCTGGATCACACCTGAAGCGGAGCAGGTTATCGGTTACTGCGCTAGGGTCTCCAATCCTGCTAACCAAGATAACCCAGACGTTAGCAGGCTCTTGTCCTACTGCATCAAGCACGGGCACTGGTCAATCTTTGAAATGGCTAGCATGTGCGTTGAAATCAAGACAACACGTGCTATCGCTCCGCAGATTCTTAGGCATCGGTCATTCTCTTTTCAAGAGTTTAGCCAAAGGTATGCACAGGTTGCTGAGTTCCCCATTCTGGGGCAGATGAGGCTTGCTGGTACAACTAACCGCCAAAGCTCACAACTGATACCAGAATACAAAGAGTTAGATGCAGAGATGCAGGGAGTCATCTTAGACGCTGAGTTGGCTGTATCGCGTGGCTACCATGCATACAACGAGATGATAAAAGCAGGTATCGCTGCGGAGACTGCAAGGATGGTACTACCGCTCTGCACTCCGACCACGATGTATATGTCTGGCACCATACGGTCTTGGATACATTACGTGCAGTTACGAACGCAGGACGATACGCAGTTAGAACACAGGGAGATAGCAGAGTCCATCAAGGCTTTGATGGCTGAACACCTGCCGATAACAATGGGAGTAATAGGATGAGATTCGGAGATGTAGTACAAGCCTTGATGGCTGGTGGTGGTAACGCTGTATGGCGGGAAGACTGGGGAGGCTCCGTATTCCTGCGGTATTCCGAACTGTGGAATATCTTTGAACTGCATGGCCCTAAGGGACGGGTAACACAGCTGGAAGAGTTGAGCCTATCCCCTGGTGATTTGTTTGCTAACGATTGGGCACTGGTTGCCATTGATCCACAGAGCGGATGGGTGAAGCAATGAACCAGATTCAACTAATCAAATATAGATTTGCACGGAGTGTAAACATAATTGGCTGGAGGCTTGTATCTCGAATAAGCCGAGCAATGATAGTAGTAAATGACTGGTGTATTGAAAAAAAGCCACAACAAGAAGAGGTAGCAGAATGATTACCTTTACCCTTGGTATTCTGCTGGGCGCTGGGTGCTTGGCTGTCTATAACGAGATGTATACAAGATGGCTATACGCTGATGTGAAGAGACGCGCGAAACAGCAAGGCATCAGTGAACGTCAGATGAAAGATGCCCTCGTATGGGCAGCTACAGAAGAAATCGAGGAGAGCCTAAATGCCAGCACAACCCGGAGCAGGTAGACCGACTAAGTACACGCCAGACACGGTAGAAAAGATTCTGGAGGCTCTACGGGGTGGTAACACCCGCAGGGCTTCCTGTGCTGTTGCCGATGTTTCACAAGATAGCCTAGCCCTTTGGCTTAGGACCTATCCCGAATTTGCGGAAGCAGTAGAAAAAGCAGAAGGTAAAGCGGAAGCCAAGATGGTTTCAGTCATTCGTGATGCTTCTGAAACAACATGGCAAGCGGCTGCATGGTGGCTAGAGCGGAAGCACAAGCAGGAATGGTCAAGCAGGGTAGAACAGACAGGCGCAGACGGTTCACCTGTCAAAGTGATTGTGGAGTACGCAGATGGTAAAGATTAGTTTTCACGGGGTTATTCCTACTCGTGCAACCAAGTTTAGTGCAGGTTACGATCTACGCTCACCCGGTGACATCGTGATCCCTGCTGGGGCTACCGTAGGGGTTGACACAGGCACTTATGTTTCTATGCCTGTTGACCTTTGTGCTCTTGTCTGTAGCCGTTCCGGTCTAGCCTTGCGTGGTCTTGCTGTTGCCAATGCTCCCGGCATAATTGATGCTGACTATACAGACACTGTCAAGGTGTTACTGCATAACCGTACGCAAGGTGACTGGGTGATTGAGGCAGGAGACCGAATAGCGCAGCTGGTGTTTACGCCTTTTGTGGTTGGTGATGATATCCCAGTAAGTGAGCGTACAGGTGGGTTAGGTTCCACAGGAGATTAGATATGACAGGGCTTGAAGCTTTAGCGTATTTACGCAACCACAGATACGGTGCTGTCCGATGTAAGGATTGGGCAGAAGAGCAGTTTATACTTACACAATGTTCTGGTAATGAAATGTCATGGTGGAACTACTACCTAGATGACTTTCTT